TATTCTTCTAATATACTCGCAGCATTTAACAAATATGTGTTCTTTTGTTCATAAGTGTCTTGTTTTTGTTGCAAATCTGAAATTTGTTTCATGATTTCGTTTCGTTTTTTCCAATCATTGATATCAATGGTAGACAATAAGCGTTCAAGATTTAAATATTTTCCTGAAATTTGTTGCGAAGGTTCATTAAATTTCTTTAATATCTCTTCGTGTTTCCCATCAATATTCATAATCATGTGATATATGTATTAAAACTTTAAATTGTTCTTAATGGTTTAAGTATCACGACCTTGATTTTCTTGATTTTCTATTAGTAGAAGATTTTTGTTGGAGAAACTTCATAAGGGATTTCAATTGCTTTTCAATACTATCAAATCTAATTTGGAGTTTGTCAATTTTTTTCTTGACGTTGATAGTGTTTTTGTCAGCAAGATTAAGTTCTCTGTCATATCCAGCAAATTTGTAGTTTATATCATTTTGTTTATTTTTCACTTTTTTTTGCAAGACTTCAAGTTCTTTTAAAATGTATTTAGGAACATTACCACGATTGACGAAAACACTGAACCTTCCTTTTTCCGAAACCTTAACATTTGAAGTCATTTTATGTAATATGTCAAGAAAAAGTTTAAAAATTAAAATCTTTTAAGGATTATATAAATACCATGCCTCGAGGGCGTGTTCTCTTTTCAAAACCAGGATGTGTTCAATGTGATACAATCAAGACATTATTTAAGAAGATCCATTTCAATTGTGAATATGATCAAGTTACAAGTTTGTACGATATTGTTAAAAAAAACGAAAATTATGAAGAACGACTTCTTGATGCGAAATCATTTCCGATAATGATTGATTATGAACACAATTGGGTCGGTGACTTTGATGAAATAAATAAGAAATTTGGAGAACCACTATTGGAAGAGCTTGAAAACAAGAGATTTACAATATATCCAGTTAAATACAATGACATTTATTCAATGTATAAAAAAGCAAGATCTAGTTTTTGGCAACCTGAAGAAATAGACTTTAGTAAGGACACTGCCGATTGGGAGAATTTAAATGCCGATGAACGCCATTTTGTATCACACATCCTTTCTTTTTTTGCTGGTTCTGATGGTATAGTGAATGAAAATCTCAACACTAATTTTGCTCAGGAAATACAAATCCCTGAGGCACGTGCGTTTTATTACATGCAAGAGGCTATTGAAGCAATTCACAGTGAAACATACGGACTTCTCTTAGAAAAGTACATCAAAGACCCAGAGGAGAAACGTTATTTGCAAAATGGTATTCAAGAGATTCCTGCTGTCAAACAAAAAGCCGAATGGGCATTTAAATGGATGAACAACGAACAGTCTTTCCAAAAGCGTATTCTTGCTTTTGCTTGTATTGAAGGGATATTTTTTAGCGGATCGTTCTGTGCAATATTTTGGCTGAAGAAGAGAGGCCTTCTTCCTGGCCTTTCCTTTTCTAATGAACTCATTAGCAGAGACGAAGGCCTTCATACAGACTTTGCTGTTCTAATGTATTCATACATTGTAAATCGCTTACCTCAAGAAGTTGTTCATGCAATTGTAAGTGAGGCTGTTGATGGGGAAAAAGAGTTTATCATTTCATCACTGCCGTGCAAACTGATTGGAATGAATTCAGAGCTCATGTCTCAATACATTGAGTTTGTTGCTGATAGGTTAGTTCTTGAATTGGGATATTCTAAAATTTATAACAGCACAAACCCCTTTGATTTTATGGAAAATATATCACTAGATGGTAAGACAAATTTCTTCGAAAAACGAGTTGGTGAGTATTCGAAAACTCATACAGATGTGTCAAATGAGTCAGATAACGTGTTTTCGTTAGACGCAGACTTCTAGATTATACAAAAGAACAAGTTTAAGAATACTTTTCTTGAGTGTATTAATGGAAGATTTGCACCTAAGTCATGATTTAAACGAAACCATAATGCGTATATTTACTAAAGCAGCAGATGTAGTTCTTGGAAAAAACAAATTGACTCAAAGAGAGATACACTCATTCAAAAATGAATGTTTATACATACAGAATAATACCGCAATTTTGGATGAATGCGATAGACTTCTCTCAGATAATACACAAAAAGATGAACATGAAAAGATTTGTACACAAAATCTAAACATTATTATCAAATCATATAAAAACAAGATTTCTGTATACAACTAAATAACCCCCTATAACAATGAAATACGATCATCTTTTTCAAAAGACCAATACTACAAATTCTTCATACAAAAGATAAGGTTACAGATTCTAAAAATGAAACCTGTAATAAACATCGTGACAGAGTCAACTGCATTAGATACATACATCCAAGATGCATTAGGTCATCGATGGTATACGTTCAAAAAACGCGCTGATATTGCTATAATCGAATTATCAAAATACAAGAGAACAAAGCTGCCTGTGGCTAAATTACTGATTGGTATTGTCAATCTTGATGCAAGTCAAACATTTGAAAGTGAAGCTCACTCATTTGAATATTTCATCAAAAAACCTGTATATGCAGATGATTTGACTATAATCTTTCCGCATCAAAAACGTTCTTGTTTCAATATTCGACCTTTTTGTGGGTAATTATTATCTAACCGAAAGTTAATATGAGTGCATTTGAACCATATGCAAAACCACCAACAACATATCAATCAATTAGAGACCACAAACAATCTGTTCAAACTCTTGCGGAAACACAGGAGAATTCATTAACAAAAGTTTTGACTAACTTACTAACCTTACAAGGACAGATAGACATGTTAGAAGATATCATTGTTGCCAAGAAAGATGACTAACATTATGTTTAAGGCACATACATTTATTTGTTTTAAAATTATATGACTGACACATTGAGTGTTGACTCCTTGGAGAAAATGGGATTTATAGAAACATATTTTTTATATCTCACCGGAAACACTTCTGAGACGAGATACAAACTTGAAACACCTTTGACAAATGTGATATCAGCAGAGGTCAATTCTGCATTGATCCCTAGGTCAGAATATACAATAGAGCCTGAGAGAAACAGTCTGTACTATAGCTACGTCGGTGAATCGCGTGATCCAATACATATCCCCGCCCGCGATTATGACTCTACTGATCTTATACAAAGACTCAAAGATTCATTTCTAGACCACGACCAAATTGAGATTGAAGTGATTGAAGGGACAGGACGATTTAGATTTTATAATGATAGCAATGCCGAATTCTCTTTTGATATGAAAAAGAGCTCTTGCAGACGTGTTCTTGGGTTTGAAGATTTGGTGTATGAATCCATTTCTATCAATGGCCGTAATGTAATTGAAGCGCCATTTAGATATAATCTTATGGGGACTGAATGTATTCTTATGGAATCTGATTTAGATTCTCAAATCAATCATTCAAAAGTCAATTCCATCAGTGCACCACTTGCAAAGTTTTATGTAAGCGACTCATCTCGTAGTCAATTTGTTCAATTGATAAATCACGAACAAGGTTCGAGACACTTCTTTCCGATTTCTAAACTTTCAAATTTGAACGTCAATTTCAGAAGAGGCCATATGGAACCAAATGAAACCTCTCGAAGGCAATACGACTTTCACGGTGTAACTTATTATGTGCACATCGTTGTAAAGTGTATTTCTTATGGAAAGAATTGGGGGACATTGGGGTCCAACAAAATCTCTAACGATGCTGAATATGTTTTAAAGGGTCTTATCGATTTCCTTCTCAAAGAAAAGGAAAAGGAAAAAGAAAAAGAAAAGGAAAAGGAAAAGGAAACTCCAAATGGGTATCAAAATAGAAACATATTGAAAACATTTGGTTTGATATCTGCTTTGGGAGTAGGTTATTGGGGATATAACAAATTGAAACCAGGTAGTAACATTGATGTCAATGCAGGGCCTATTGACTTTGACTTTTAGGAATCATCTTTTCTTATGAATAACCAAACCTGATTTTGGCTTTGCAGTTGGAGCGATTGGTTCAGATATGTCATGGTTTGGATTGTATTTTTGTTTATGACAATTCCAAAACTGTGAAGCACCTATACGAAACTTTTCTGGCCTAAGTTTTGCTTTATACCAAAATACAACATCTTCAATTTTGTTACTCTTTGATGTATTATCTAACACCAAACATTCAAAGTTCTCTGTGCAAGTGTCTAAAACCTGTGCAAATGAATCAAAATTCGGAAAGATGCCAAAGAAGTTCTTATATATTTTTTCTCTGTTTTGAATGATATTTTCTCGCAAGATGAACACATAATCTATATTTGCTCTTAGGTCAGGTGAAAGGTCCATGCAATATTGCATAGTCAACATAAAGAACAGTTTCCAGTGCCTTCCATTCATGAATATGCCTCGTATCCATTTATCCCTTATCATCTTCTTATCGTACATACAATCGTCAATAAGAACAAATGCTCCTGCATTCGGCGTCTTTGCTTTACAAAGCCTCTTTTGTCTATTTATAAGCTTCTCTATTACATCTGATTTATATTCTGAATATACAAAGAGGTCAGGTACATAATCTTGATAATAACTATTTCCCTCTTCGGTCCCTGACATTACTAAACCGACCGGTATATTTCTCTTATGATACAATACATCTGTCACCAATGTTGTTTTGCCTGTTCCACGTTTACCTATGAAGACACAAACCCTATTTGGGTCTATAGTCCGCGGATCAAACTTCTTTATCTTTAAGCTCATACTACAATAGGTTTTAAGAAACATTGAAGATACTAACGCATATTATCTTTCATTGGTTATGCAGATTATGTTGAAGATGACAGCTAACTATGATATCACTTCTCTTAAGTGCAGTGAAAACTTTTTGTATTCTTTTGATTTTTCTGGTCACCGTATGCAACCCGGCACCCCACACCTTTGTCTGAAGTCAGTTCGGATTATTTATGAATAACAAAGTGAATATATTATATATGAAATTTGTCCCAAATTGGAAGCATTTTTCTGGTGAAAAATACGAAAATAAAACGACCGCATATGTAATTAATCTTGAGCGTCGTAAAGATCGTCTCAGTACATTTATGAAAAATTTTCCATTAAATAATGTAAATCGATACAATGCTTATGAAGGAAAAATAAACGAAAATGTTTTTTTGTCTCCTGGAGCATATGGATGTGCACGTAGTCATTATGATTTATGGAATCTGTGTGTTGAGAAAAATGTACCAATAGTAATCTTCGAAGACGATGCTCAATTTAAATTCAATTTTAATGAAATATTTCACAAAATTGAATCTACAAATTTTTTCAATATTGATTCAACTTTATTTCTTGGTGGAGGACCCAGAGGCTTTGGATGTTACAGAAAGAAAAACATAAATGAATTTGTATCTCTGAAAATACCACGAAATCATTGGTTGCGTTGTGAATGTTACATCATTTTCCCTAAATTAGCTTCTGTTCTAATTTCTGAATATAAATTTCATAAACCGATAGACATATTTATCAATGAATACCCAAATATTTACATGTTAAACTCCGAAATCACATATCCTGGAAATAGTAGTATTGACTCTGATACTATATCTATCAAATCGGCAATAAGCTCTTGATCTGTAAATTTGGTGTTGAAACATCGTTTGAATATTTTCTCTAATTTTTTTTCTTTGCTTATTGTACAAACAATGGGAGGAGGACTTATGCAACTTGTCGCTTATGGAGCTCAAGATGTGTATCTTACAGGCAACCCCGTCATCACTTTCTTCAAAGTGGTATACCGTCGCCACACCAACTTCGCCATGGAATCTATTCAACAAACATTCAACGGAACACCAGGATTTGGTTCCCGTGTATCTGCAACTATCTCCCGCAATGGAGACCTTATCACAAACACTTACCTTCAAATGACAGTAACGGGAGGCGACGTCCCAAAGACGGACTCTATAGCTCATGCTCTAATCAAAACAGTTGAACTTGAAATCGGCGGACAACGCATCGACAAACATTATGGAGATTGGTTAGAGATTTGGTCTGAACTAACCGTTCCTGAAGAGAAGAAGACTGGATTCTTCAAAATGGTTGGCAAGACTGCAGCAGTTTCCACCAACGCAATCACTACAACTGAAACATATTATGTGCCACTCCAATTCTTCTTCTGCCGCAACCCAGGACTCGCACTTCCACTCATCGCACTTCAATACCACGAAGTCAAGATCAATGTTGAATTCAATGATGCCAGTGTTGCATACACTGTCACTCCGTCCTCTTTCGACTGTTCTCTCTATGTCGACTACATCTACCTCGACACCGACGAGCGCCGTCGTTTCGCACAAGTGTCTCACGAGATGCTCATTGAACAACTTCAATTCACTGGCGATGAATCTATCACCTCTAAAAACTTGAAAT